TGCCCCGTGCAGGTTTGCCCCGCCCAATTTTGCCCCGTGCAGGTTTGCCCCGAACAGGTTTGCCTCGCGCAGGTCTGCCCTGCGCAGGTTTGCCCCGAACAGGTCTGCCCCGTGCAGGTTTGCCCCGAACAGGTTCTCTGCATCCACGGTTTTAATGATGTCGCCGCTTAAATTTTTGATTTCGATCATTGTGGTGCCCTCATGAAAATAAAAGTGCGGGGATAGTGGCGGCCCCAGACCGCTCTTCCTTCCCCGCTAGGGTTCCTAAGCTCCCTGCACTTCCTGCCGCCAGGCGCGGGCGCGGCGCAGCAAGGCGCGGGCCAGCGCTTTGTGGTCGTCGGTGGTGTAGAAATCCTGAGGATTGATCGCGCGAGAACGATGATCGGCAGCGGCGGCCAGGTCAACGTGAACGCCGCGCAGGTTCGGACGGCAATTGCGGCTGAACACGAAATCGATCACATCGCTGTGGGAGAGGCCGAGCTTGATATGCTTGCGTGCCATGATGGTGTGCCCTTTGGCTGGTTGCTGCGGCGGAGATGGGAGGAACAGAGCACGGGGCTTACGGTCTCGTTGCGATTGGGGTAGCACCTGACCGGTTTGACTGGCCGCCTTGTCTGTTCCTTCCGTCTCCGCCGCCGATGACTGAGATATAGGCTAAGCTAATGCTGTCGTCAATAGCAAAATGATATTAAAATAATAGTGCCTCAGCTCGCTCGACATACCATCGGCGATCTAATCCGGATAGGTCACCATCCCATTGATTTTTGACGACAATCGGCCAAGCATGCTTGCTACGATTGTGCTCTTCGAACATGGCCTTGAGCAGGAAGTGCTCACCGCATGTGTTGCAACGATATCCCGATTTCCGGTCACCGGTTGCCTGTGCCTGTCCTTCGGCGTGAATGCCGATGCGCCGTTCCTCGGTTTTCCCCTTCAGCGGCGGCATGAGTTTCACCAACGGTTCGCCGTGCTGCGCGATGTAATAGCGGATGGTCTTGCCGAGCACGGTTCCGCTGTTGCCCAGAATCAGCCGCGATTGCCCGGTCACCTTGGCGCGCAGCAGGAAATCATAGGGATCGCTGTGGTGGGTGATGAAATCGGCCGGGTCTTGGTCATCGAGGAACGCGGCTTCGGCCGCCTTGGGCACCACCAACGCACTGAAATCCCGGTTCCAGGCTTTCTGGCCGCCGGTCGAGCCGGACAGCATTTCCCAGTCATATTCGCCTTTGCGCTTGACCTTGCCCTTGGTGTCGCGCGCCAGATAGTTGTTGCAGTCGCGCAGGCACATCAGCTCGTATTCGGCAAATTCCAGCTCCAAGCAGGTCTGCCGCTGCCACCAGGCGCAGACCTCATGCATGAAATCGAACTGTGACCGGGGTAGATGGACGGTCAGACCATCGGTGTTCATCTGCAACAGCGTCAGGCCGGGCACGCGCAGCAGCGCCTCGGCAAGCACGCACTGCAAGAGCTGACCGTTTAGCGTGATGCCGAGCATGCATTGCGGGTCATAGAGCACGCTGTGCTTCGAGCCGGTCTTACCGAAGGTGCCGTTCGTCGCGAGCTTCAGCGTTCCGGCTTTGACCGTATCACCAGCCTTTTTAGCCGCTGCGCGATCATCCCTAATCTCACGATAGATATCGCAAAATATTGGACCAATATGGGCAGGGTAAATCCGGTTAACAATGGCAAGACTAGGATAATATCCAGTAACGTCAATATCCAGAATAATATGAGTGGCATCTGATCTGACCACTCGTTTGTTAACGCTACCATGGATGCCGCCTTGTCCGATGTCGAAAGTAAACCCATCGAGATTTACTTGGAATTTATAAGCGTTCTTTGTCTCGGTGCCCTGGACGCGGGTGTCCTTCAACTGCTCAAGCAGCCGGCGCAGCTCCGGCCGCTCAAACTGCACATAGGGGACGATCACATCCGCGAGGTTGATCACTGAGCGCCAGGTCTGCGGCTTGCGCCCCTCGCGGTCCGGGCGCGTGATGCCCGGCTTGGCGGCTTCGAGCTTCTGGATAAAGAAACGCTCACCGATTTTCGTGTCGGCCCAGTTGAGGCATTCCGGTCCGAACGTCCCGGCTTCCACCAGGCTCTCACGGAACCGCACCGCGTCGGCGCAGAGATGGGCAAAGCGCCGCGTCTCGCGCACATCGTTGATGTTGTAGCCGATGACGGCCGGTATCTCATGCGCCTGGACGATGTGACCGATCGGGAAGGGCATCTCTTCCAGCGATGGCGACTGGATGTTGAATTCCAGCGTCTTCAGGCTGGTGATTTTCGCCTTGTTGTCGAAGTGGTTGACGAGCATGAGGTCAACCTGTTCGGCCAGCATCTCGCGGCGGTGGATGTGGTTCATCCAGCCCTGCTCACTGGCGATAAGCTGCTGCGCGTGATCGAACAGCCGCTGCGTCAGCTCGCCGGCCGGCATCGCCCATCCATGTCTATCGAGTAAGCCCACCATGTAATGCAACAGTGGGTAATCGAATGACATTGAATTATAGCCGTACATGCGAGTAAAAATGCGCTGCTTTAGATCGTTGGCAAGCGCGGGAGCATCGTTTCGACGCTCGCTTACTTCATAAATCCAGCAGCGATCATCGTGATAGTCCATGACCACGCAGGTGAATAGGTTCGGAAATGTTTCCAGGTCATAGACTACGTGCATCTCTTCACCATCCCCCGCAACATCTGCGCCACGCGCAGCAGCCCGGCCTCTTCCTCCGGGTCTGCAACTTTCAGGTCTTCCAGGTGCTCGGCCGCCGTGATCAGATCGACGCGGCGGCGCTCGCGCATATATGCCACCCACGCCTCCCGGACGACGCTGGCTTCCTCGGGCGTCTCATAGCTGCCAAGGTAGACCTCGCGCTTACCGATCTTCCCCCGCGCGTGGAAACGGCCCCCAGGCGTGCTGCGCACGCCCAGGAACCGGGTTGCTTTCTCCCCGCCCACGGCTAGCCGATGCGCGGCGGCTGCCCTGCGGCGAACCCTGTGGCCGGCTGGATGCCAGGCGGCGGGTTGCCGGGACCATACGGGCTACCATGGGATGCAGTCCCCATCTGCCCACCAGGAGCCACCGAGGGGACACCGGGCGTGGGATACCCGCCAGCCTGCGCAGCCGGGGCGGCGGCAGGCGCGACCGGCGGTGGCGGAGGGGGCGGCGGTGCGTCCGGGACATACTGCCCCGTCTGCGGGTTCCAGCGCCAGCCGGGATGGTGCTGCACCCCGAAACGCGCGGCGACCTGCTCGGCTGTCTCGTGGACCGGCGGCGGCGCGGGCGGCTGCATGCCGGGGGCAGCGCCGGCCATGCCGGGCTGCGGGTATGCCGGGGCAGCCTGCGCCTGCTGGTTATAGTGGCCAGGTTGCGCCGCAGTGCCGACAGACGGCACGCCAGTCGCCGCGATCGTCGCAGGTGACGTAACCATCGGTTGGATCGCAGGCGCAGGGTTCCCGTTTCCCATCATCTGCGAGCCCGCCGGGGGCTGATGAGTGTGACCGCTATAGCCGGCATTCACGGGTGCGCCGAACATCGCATTCGGGTCGGCGCTGAGCTGGATGCGCTCGCCCTCTTCGAGCCAGCGCAGGCCGCGCGGGTTGACGAACACACCGGCGGTATTGCCCACCTCGCCGTTGATCTCGATCGACACATAGGCGTCCACCCAATCCCCGAGCTTGAACGCCTTGGGGTCGAGCTGCCGGTTAGCGCCATCGAAACATGGGATGTCGAAGCCGGATTTCATCTCGATGATGAAGGAACCGGCGCACCCCGGGCGACCCTTCCACTTCGGGTCGGTGTCGCCATCGTGCAGACGCCACGCAAACGCCGTGGCGGCGAGCCCCTGCTGCATCTGCGCAATCACACCGCCCGAACCAGCAACGCCCTGATAGGTCTGCCACGCGTGAGCCATGATTTTGTTCACCACCTCGCTGGTTGCCGGGTTGCTTTTCGGCATGGCCAGCGCGATCCAGTAATGGTGCTTGCGCTCTTCCATCGGCTGATTCTTGTGGTCGGTGGTGGTCTTCTCGGTGAGGCTGCCGCGCACCCACCGGGATTTCGGCAGCAGCATCTCGACTGCCGGATATCGAACTTTTGCGTTCATGCTCTAGTACACCCTTGAGGTTAGAGGTAGCTTATTTCACGTGTTCGATGGCCTTGTCGGCACTCTGGGTGCGCCAATCGGGCCATGTGTGCGCTTCATTGCGCGTCTGCTTGCCGACGATCATCGCGCACGCGATCTCAGCGACCATTTGTGGGTTGGCACGCACGCCATTGCAGTAGGCGAGGCGGCGCGTCAGCCCGTCAAGGGCCAGGATCACCACGTCGACCCATTCGGAAGCCTCGCCGCCCGCAGCGATAACTTCGTCCAGTTCCTTGCGGATATGGTCTGCTACTCCCGCCGTGCGCTCGCCGGGGCCGAACGTGGCGTGGCTGAAAGCCATTTGTCTGATGAGGTGCTGCTTCAGATCAAAAGTCATGCTCTAGTACACCCTTGAGGTTAGAGGTAGATTAGGCGAAACAGCCGCAAACAACCAATCGGCAGAACGCCTCTTCAATGATGCCGTTTTCGAGGTTGACTTCGAACGCATCAAGTTTTCCAGCGTTGATTGCTTCACTAAGAGCAATCACCGGATCATCCTCGCTGATACCTTCCTCACCATCATACTTTCCGGCCGAAGCCATGACAGTGCTGTAATACTCGGAACCCTCAGCAATGCGGAAAAATTTAATGTCTACAGGATATTTTTCCCAGACCAGCAATGTGTTCATATCCTCGCCTTCCCAAACATCTTCTCTGCGTAAGCTTCTGGATTATTTGACAGTTTCCATCCGCTGTTCGGACGTTCCGTGACTTTCGCGATTAGTTCCTTGTCAATCCCCTTCCTTTCCAGCTCGGCTGGCGTGCACAGTGTTTCCTTGATCACCGCCGGGCCGAACATCAGCCGCACGCGCTCCGGCGGCAGCGTGAACCGGCGGTTCCCCTTGCTCGGTTCCTTGACATAGCCGGGGATCATCTGCCCCCGGCCGATGCGCGCCAGCGCCTCCGCCTCGATGGCCTTGCGCCTGGCGCTCACCAGCTTCTCAGCCTGCTCAAGGAAGCGCAGCTCGGCGGCCAGCTCCTCGACGGTGTGATCGTGCATCCGGGCTTCGGTCACACGTTCGGCAGCACCATAGACCGCGCTGGCGTTCCCGTAGCAGCTCGTGGCCGCTGGGCATTTCCGGCATTGGTCGCCCGGCTTGGCGGTCGGACTATCGACGCATTCCCGAGCGGTCAGATGCAGCCATTGTGCCCAGCTCTCGACCTCGGCGGCCGGGATGCGCCAGACACGCGCGGGGCCGTCCGGGTGATGCGGGCGCGGCTGGTAAATGTGCAGCTCGATGTCGAGATCACGCCCCTGCGCCGCCGCGATGCCATAGCAGAGCATCGCCCAATTGTGCTTCGCCTCGACGGGCTTCCAACCGTATTTCAGATCGAACACACGCACCGTGAAGATGCTGTCTGCCGTGGATGTGATGTCGAGCCGGCCCCGGATGAGCCCCCACAGCTCGATGGTGCGCTCGGTGGCGCTGACCGGGCCGAAGCCGCAGACATATTCGACGTAGCCCGCGACGTGATGCGCCATCTCCTCATCGATCACCCATCCGTTGGCGTGACGCATGCCGGGGAGGTAGCGCGGGGACTCCACCTCCCCGGTCAGCAGAAGCTCAGCCGCCCAATGCGCACATTCACCCTCGCGCGCCGCGTCGCTGTCGGACGTGGATGGGGATGCTTCGAGAGGAGAGGTAGCGTGATACTGACCGGTGGTGATGGAATGGCCAGCCAGCGAACACACGCACCACAGATGAGCATCGGACGGTCTGAGCATTGCTGGTTCCTTAGCGATAGTCGCCCATGAACTGATAGACGGCGGTGCGGCGAACCGGATCGGCGGCATAGTCCGCCGCGTTGGCTACCGGGTGAGCGTTCCAATTGGCGATGATGTACTGCTCATGCTCGGGGCCGACGCGTCCACGCTGCACCAGGTCAAGCCAGCGGTTCGTGAAATCTTCCATGCCGGGGCAGCCGGGCGGGGGAGGTGTGATCGCCGCGCTTGCACCATTTGAGCCCGCAACCGGTGGCGCGGGGAAGGCCGCATTGGATGCAGCGTTTGGGGATACCGCGATGAACTGTGCCTCATAGGCATCGGCCGCCGCCTTGTCGTGACCGCGCCGACGCTTCCACGTGCCGTCCGGGTTCAGGCCGCCATTGCTGCTCTTCAGCGCGGCGTGGTGATCGGGGTGATGTGGGACGCCCCGATTATCCTTCGGCGTGGTGGATGCAGTGGCAGGCGTGGGCGAAGTTGAAGGCGCGGCAGCGGGGACATTCGCGGGTTCCTTCGGGCCGTCCGCTGCAACCGGCGGCATGACCGGGGGGAGGCTGCGGGTTACCTCTTCGATGTCGGAGCGGACACCTTCCCGACGCTCAGCCACCAGGGCGCAATAGGCCATGGTCAGCGCGCGAGCCATCTCGCCATCCAGGTCATTGAATGTGAGGCTGATTTTTTCCTGCATTGCTTCTTTCCCGTGTTTGTGAGAATGTTTGTTACGATTTGTGAATTGAGGGATAGCATGGCACTGAGGGATTATCAAGAGCAATTGGATGCTAAAATTGACGAAGCAATATCCAATGGCTCAAAGAGCATTCTGGCAACGTGTCCAACGGGTGGCGGAAAAACGCATCTGATCAGTCACAGAGCCAATAAAGCCAACGGTCCAACCGTTGACATCGCTCATCGGCAAGAGCTGGTCTATCAGATCAGCATGGCGCTTGCACGCGATGATATCTGGCATCGCATCCTCGCGCCCGATGCTGTGTGCCGTTTCATCGTGCGCAAGCAGATCAAGGAATTCGGCCGCTCGCGAGTGCATCATTCCAGCCCGCACACGGTTGCCAGCGTTGACACGCTGCTGGCACGCCGCGACGACCTCGGGTCGTGGATCAATCAGGTGGCGCTCGCGCAGATCGATGAGGCGCACCACTGCCTTCCGGAAAACAAGTGGGGCCGCGCGCTCAAGCTGTTCCCGAATGCGCTGCGCATCGGCTGGACGGCCACACCACAGCGGACGGACCGCGAGCCCCTGCGCGGTGTGTTCGATACCATGGTTGAGGGGCCGTCCGTTGCCGAGCTGCTGGCGCGCGGGTTCCTGTGCCGGTATCGCGTCTATGGACCGCCACCCAGCATCGATGTTTCCGGCGTGCGGCTGAGCGCTTCGGGCGATTTCTCGCCGGCCGAGCTGCGCAAGGCCGCGCACAAATCCACGATCACCGGGGATATGGTCAGCCATTACGGCAAGCTGACGCCTGGCGCTGTCGGCATTGGGTTCCTCGTGGATGTCGATCAGGCCAAGGAAACCTGCGAGCGCTTCAACTCGGCGGCCGGCGCGCCGCTGTCGGTGTGGATGTCGAGCCGGGAAACCGATGACACCACGCGCGTGGGCAACCTCGAAGCTCTGGCGCGTGGCGATCTGAAGATGATTTTCAACGTCGATCTGCTCGGTGAGGGTGTGGACGTGCCCCGCGTCGAGGTGATCCTCGACGGCGCGCCGACGGAGAGCCTGGGGCGCTATCTGCAGCGCTTCGGCCGGCTGCTGCGCACATTTCCGGGCAAGAGCGTCGGGCATTACGTGGACCTCGCAGGCAACGTGCTGCGCCACGGCCTGCCGGATACCCCGCGCGTCTGGACGCTCGATACCCCGGATAAGCGCAAGCGGCTGCCGAATGACGAGACCGCGCTCAAAGCGTGCCTGTCCTGCTTCGCGGTGTTCGAGCGCTACAAGCCGCGCTGTCCGGAATGCGGTTGGAAGCCCGAGCCGGCCGGCCGCTCGCTGCCCGAGATGGTGGACGGCGACCTTACCGAATACGACCCCGAGCTGATGGCGCGTCTGCGCGGCGAGGCCGACAAGATCATGCGCGCCGCGCCGCCGGGTGCAGCACCTTACGTGGTTGAGAACTGGAATGCCCGTGCGGTCACACAAACCGAGCTGCGCAAGAGCATCGATCTGTGGGCAGCCACGGAAGCAAAGAATAACCGTGACTGGCCCGAGGTTTACCGGCTGTTTTTCCATCGGTTCGGCATCGACGTGGCGACAGCGCAGACGCTCGGGCGGCGGCAGGCAGCCGAGCTGATCACCAAGATTTGGGAGGATATCAACAATCGCCTGCGCCCTAAGGGGCCGGTGCCAGCAATGGTGCCGGTTGATGATGTATTCGAGCGGGCCGAAGGACAGCGGGTTGGTATTCGTCCGAGTTGGTCAGAAGCTCGTCAACGTTGGATGGCACAACCCACCATTAACGGTAAACAAAAACCATATCGCTTCAAGACTAAGGAAGCATGTCAGGCCGCATGCGACTGGCTGAATGCTCATCCTAACGAGTATTTACCTGCTGAATTGGATGTAGATAGAGAACGAACACGTGGTGTTATTAGACATAAGGCAAAAATTTACCACAACGGTAAAACTGTCCACATCGGAAGCTTTAAAACACTCCATGAAAAACTAGCAGCAGAACAGGAATACAGAGAGAAACACGGATTACAGCCGAAACGATTTTTAAACGTAAGCAAGAGATCAGAACATGCCCCGTGAAATAACCATTGAAGAAATACTCGCATCGATGACCGAAACCGAACGGGACACCTATCGGCGTGACGGTCGCAATCGCATGAAAACCATCAGATGGAAGGAACGCAAGGGTGTCTGAGCTGGATAATCGATCCGTCTGGATCGATTACACCAATCATCGCGGCGAGCGGCGCTGGCGCAAGATACAGCCACATCGGTTGATGTTCGCCGCGACCAAACATCATCCGTGGGCGCAATGGCTGCTCGTGGCCACGGACCTTGAGCATAACCATGAGCGGTGGTTTGCTATGAAGGACATTCACCAGTGGCGGGAGGAAAAACCCAATGACCTATGAAATCAAGCAGGCAGCCGCCGCAATCGACAACCGCCAGGCCGCCGTGGTCACCGTGGCGTTCGAAACCGCCGCGCTGCTGGTGGAGCGCTGGGGCCGCTTCGAGCTGGGCAAGTGCTCTGGGTGTGATCGTGTGGTCGGTGCCGTGCTCACCTGCGAGTGCGAACGGCCCGGTGCGCACTGGCAGCGCCTCAGCGTGACCGAGCTGGCGGACTATCTGCGCCGCGCCGCGCTTGAGGTTGTCGCCGGGAGGGAGGCCGATGCAAACCGAGACTGACGTTCAGAACCTGTGCCGGCTCGCGATCCAGCGAGCCGGTGGCGTGGTCTGGCGAAACAATGTCGGCGCGATCCCGCGCGAGGACGGCGTGCCCGTGCGTTTCGGCCTGGCCAACGACAGCGCGCAGCTCAACCACGTGTTCAAGTCGAGCGACCTCATCGGCATGTGCCCGGGCGGCCGGTTTCTCGCGGTCGAGTGCAAGGAACCGCGCTGGCGGTGGAGCGGCACCGAGCGCGAGCTGGCGCAGTTTGCGTTCATCTGTTATGTGCGCCAGCGCGGCGGCCATGCCGGTTTCGCCCGCTGCCCCGAGGATGCCGTGTCGATCATGAACGGCGGAACGGGGGCGATCCATGGGTAGCCATTACGATCAGCGCGCGCGTGAGGCGATGCTGCTCAGCGCCGCCGTGAATGTCGCCATGCGGATAGGTCTGGCACGCCTGACGCACGGCGATGTGGCCGACGCCTGCAATCCGCCGTGCTCGGTGATGACCGTGTACCGGTGGGCTGGCAACCGCTACGGCTTGCGCCGGAAAGTGATTGATCACGCTAGGGAATGTGGGTTGGTGAAGCTGCTTGCTGAGGCGCGAACCCTGCGATTATGATCTGTTCCCCGGCCGGGCGGCAACCGGCCGGGGAAGCTATCGAGGGTGTCGCATTGCTGCGATGCTCATGTTCCACACATGCCTCAGAGGACAGCAATGCTTACATCAAACGCATCTATTGCGTCAATGTTCCATGGTGCCCGTCTCCCGAGCGGGAATTTTTACCATTGCTGGTTTCCCTCGCCGAAACCGAACGGCAAAGTCGACAAAATCCCCTGTGACATCTTCGGCAACACCTGGGCACCAGGCGATCAGCCGCGCATCTGGTGGCCCGAGGCCGCCGTTGCCGCGTCGGCGCATCGCAAGGCGCTGCGCATCGAAGCCGGCTATTTCTTCGTCGACCTCGACAATGTGATCGATCCCGTGACCGGCGGATGGCTGCCGGTGGTGGCCGAGGTGTGCGCGCTGTTCCCGGGCGCGTTCATGGAACGGTCACAGTCCGGGACGGGGCTGCACATCATCGGGCGCGGCACGCCGCCGGCCGGGCATGGGTGCAAGTGGGAATATGGCGAGTTCTATTCGCAGGGGCGGTTCTGCGCGCTGACCGGCGCGGGGGCCATGGGCGATGCGGATACGGATTGCAGCGCCGGGCTCGCGCTGTTCATCGAGCGCTATGGACTCACGCCTGGCGAGGCGGTCCCGGAGGAGCTGCCGGAGGGCCGCGAGGCGGCCTGGCAGGGGCCGGAGGACGACGACGCGCTCATCGCCCTGATCCGCGCCGACCGGCCGCACACGCCCGCGCAGCAGTTCTCGGGGACCGCCACGGCGGCGCATATCTGGGATATGGATGCCGAGGTGCTGGCGCGCACCTATCCGCCCCATGGCGGCGCTCGGGCCGATGGCCTGGGGTTCGATCACAGCACCGTTGATGCGGCGCTGATGTCCCATCTGAGCTATTTCACCGGGCGCGATATGCCCCGCATGAAACGGCTGTTCGAGCGCTGGCGAGGCTACCGGGCGTGGAAGTATACCCGGCGCGGCGGCTATCACATGGATAGGATCATCGCGCGCGGCGTGCGCAATCCGAGGGTGCTGGGTGGCCATCGGCAGGCGGTTGCCGAAAGTGTGGGGGCGGCCCCACCGACCGTGAGCGCGCCGCTGCCGGATCTGCGCATTGTCTGGGGAGATGAAATCCTCGCCACAGAGCCCGCGCCGCGCAAGTGGGTCATGGAACGCTGGTTACCCGACAATCAGGTGACGCTTTTCGGCGGTGATGGTGCGGCGGGTAAGAGTCTGCTGGCAATCCAGCTTGGCGCGGCGGTGGCGAGCGGTACCCCATTTTTCGGCATTCCGGTCACACAGGGGCGGGTGATCTATGTCAGCGCTGAAGATGAATTCGATGAGGTGCGTCGCCGTGTGCATGATCTGCGCAAGAGCAACCCGTTCCTCAATCTGTCTGGGTTCGGTGTGGTCAACGTCGATGACGTGGCAGACCCGGCTATTTGGGCATATGGCGAAGATGGTCGCACGCCTGCCCCAACAGCATGGATGGCCAAGCTTGAGCAATTCATCAGTGAAGCCAAACCGAAGCTCGTCATCCTTGATCCATTGGCTGACCTCTACGGCGGTGATGAGATCAAACGCAAGGAAGTGCGTGGGTTCATTTCAGCGTTGAGGCAATTGGCCAAGCGTTGTGACTGCGCCATTGTGTTGCTCGCGCACCCAAGTGCCGAAGGAATGAAAACCAATCGCGGATATAGCGGTTCAACGGCGTGGAACAACAGTGTTCGTTCGCGTTGGTATCTCAGCATTGGTGAAAACGGTGAGCGCAAACTGTCATTGGACAAAACCAATCGGTCACAGGCTGGTGAAGAGCTGCGATTGAAGTGGAGCAATGGCGTATACGCTCAAGTCAACTCAGCAGTTGAGGCTGAGCATGCACACGCTGTGCATGAGACATTCATTGAATTGCTCAAATGGCATGAGAAGGCCGATCAACGCGTTTCACCATCTTGCCAAGCTCAAAATTATTTCGGTAAGCTGTTTGTTGGGCATGAATTGAGCAGGGGATTCAGCGCTAAACAATTCAGTAAGGCTTACGTTGAATTGAAACAGAAGGGTATCGTTGATAGCGATCACATCGGCAGAAAGAAAGATGGGCGTCAATTCATTCAATTCACGATACAATATCTTCAAAATGAGACCGGGAGTCAGGCCGGGAGTCGGGCGGGAGTCGGCGGGAGTTAAGGGTTGTGGGAGGGGGCGGGAGTTAGGCTATGGATCAGCCTACTCCCGCCCACCCCCCCCATTTTGACTCCCTGGGAGACTCCCAGATTTGACATGGTGAGATGTTTGTGTGATCGTATCCCTAGAACCCTAAGAGGATACATCATGAAGGCGAATGTTAATGTTTTAGCGTGTGGTGATTGGTTGATTTGGTGGCGCGGTGATTGGACACCATACCGGGATGGTAAATTGATCAATTTACGTGCGATGAACACAGCGGACAAAGGTAGACCGGGCAAAGGTAGACGCAATTTTTGGATCGGTTGGAACGGTCAGGCTGTTATGCGCAACAATGATGTTCTGACTTTGATCAAACGATATCCGGGTGAAATTGAGAAGATCGAAGCATTCTTGACTTGGGTGATGCCAAGACCAGTGTGATTGAACCAATGAAAGCGAGTAACCAACAATGACGATCATCATTCAAGCAAACCCAGGTTTCTATTGGGTTGACGAGTGCGTTAAAAATCTAGAGGAGTTCAATTCATCCAAAGAGCCAATCATTGGTTGGATCATTGACAAAGCCAATGATTACGATGCACCAATTCCAATTACGACATACGGTCAACGACGCGTTGGTGTGATCGTTGAACCGGATGGCAGTGTGAGGGATGGTCGTGAACGCGATGGCTGCTCACCGTCCGTTGAGGAATGGTTCAACTCCAATGGCTAAGCGCAAACCCAAGGCTGTCAGCGAACGTGAGGTGCTCGATACGGCACTTGCGCTCACAACAGCAATCGCAAAACCTGCAAGGAAGAAACCGGGTAATCCAAATCTCGGGAAAGAGGGTGAACCGTACCGTTGGAAGCCGGGTCAGAGTGGTAATCCCGCTGGTAGACCTAGATCATCCATTGAGATGAAACAGAAGGCGGCGGCGTATACCGACCTTGCACTCGAAGTCAAGGCCATGACGCTCATGGTTGCCAGGATACGCCTTCAGAAAGCTTTGGATATACTCACCGACCCGAATAATGTACCCACTGTCGAGGATATTGAGCTTTGCAGCCAGGCTATCGACACCGCTGCGCTCGGCGCTGCTGTGGCGATCCTCGACCGGGGCCATGGCCGGCCACAGCAGAAAGTCGAGCACGACCTCACTTCAGTGTTTGACCAGATGACCGATGATGAAGTAGAACGCTATGTGCTCGAAAAGGCGGGGGCATTGGTGACCGGAATGGTGGCCAGGAAGAAGGCGGCGGATGATGGCTAAGGGCGGGGATGATCAGCGCGAGCTGACCGATTGCGAATCGGCTAAGGCGGCGGTGATGACCGCGCAACTCAGGGTGAAGGAAGCCGAGCAGGCCTATGCGCTGGCACGTCGCCAAGCCGGCAAGGCCAAGCTCGAACTGGACCGAGCCCGCGATGCCGAGCGTCAAGCCGCGCAACGTGTTGCGCTTCTGCAGGAAGCCGAACTTGCTGCTGCAGGTGTGAACGCACCTCTGCCGCTCCCGTCGCCAGGGTGCATCATCAGCGGCACCGTGCGGATGGATGGCGATACCACGTTTCGCACCCATGATCCCCATGTGATCCATTGGGCCGGATGCTCTGGATGCGATGCTCATCGCGGTATCGCGAGCCCCGTGGGGCCGATCAAGCACTATCGCCGCGATCCTGACGACCCTGCGAAGCACCGGGTATGCATGCTGCACCCGAGCGGCCTGCTGGTACCGCTCGATACGGCGGAGACCTCGGCATGACCACGATAGCCTGGGATGGACGTTTCCTCGCCGCCGACACGCTCGCGTGCTCCGGCGGCTATCGCATTCCCAAGCATGCCGATAAGCTCGCGCTGGGGGATGGATGGGCCTATGGCTGCTGCGGGCGTCTGGTGCTGCTGCAGGCCTGGGTGGACTGGCATCGGGAAGGTGCACGTTACCACCATGCCCCGGCCCGCACAGACGGTCAGGACGCGTTTGTGGCGGTGCAGCGGCGGTCCTCTGGTCATCCGCCATATGTCGAGTTCTTCACGGGCGATATGCCTTACCCGAGCCCCGTGGCCGCCCCTGACGCCTGGGGAACCGGCAGCACCTACGCCATAGGGGCTATGCTGTTCGGCGCGGCCGCGCCGGCTGCCGTGGCCGTGGCGATCCAGGCTGACCCGAACAGCGGTGGTGTCGTGCGATACATCGACACCCAGCGCGATGAATGGATCATCGAGGAGTGGAACCCCGAGCATTTCCTCACCCTGCGTCCCGAGATGCGGCCCGGTTGGAACTGGCCGTTCATGCTCGACGCTGGTGAGCGCGAGATGCTGCGGGCACATGACGATGCTGTTGATGCGTTCGCGCGCGGAACCGGCATGGTGTTGCCTAAGCGTGAGGGGGAGCTTGATCCAAACGTTGCGCTTGAGCTGCCCCCGTCGATCATCACCGGCCCCATGCATCTCGTTGTGCCCAAGCCCGGCCCCGGTCCACAGGGATGGGCTGCCGAGGAATGCAAAGGGCTGTTGGCCGATGGCACAGGGTGCGGTCAGTGCAAGCGCTGCAATCGCGAATGGCACGTGCTGCGCCGCCATGCCGAGCCAGTGACCGATGTGAACGGTGCGATCACATCGCTGCGTGTCACCGAGGCAGCCAAGGCAACCGTTGCCCAAGACAGCCCGAGCACCAGCCTCGAAGACTGGGTTGAGCGCTGGAACACCGCGAGCCTGCAGCGCGATGGTCTGCGGCTGACCAAGCTGAACGCCGAGCTGCGCGGCATGGTGCTTGATCCCGGCGTGCAGATCGTCGAGGAATACGACGATCTGCGCAGGGTGCGTCAGAAGCGCTTGGTGAGGGCAGCCGATGCCGCGCCGCCGAGTGTGGGTTGAGCGCCACGACTGGTCATGGCATGAGGCGCAGCTAGCCGACACCGAGGTAAACGGCCGGGTGTCGGTGGACGGCGGCCAGATTATCCCCCGATGGCGCTGGTTGCAGTGGCGACGCGAGACCATGGCGTCGCTTGACCGCGAGCCCGAGGCGTTCCGCCGGCTGGTGCACGAGCACAACCTGGCCCCGGCGCGCGAGATGCGCCGCCAGCTCGACCTCACCACCCGCGAGCGTTGCCCACATGGGCGATGGGTGGGCAACTGTCCCCAATGCCACTACCAGCGAGCCAAGGGCGCTCAGACGCGCGATGGCGGTGTGATCGAACGTCAGGATAGTCGGCGGGCCGCTGCGGTGCTAGAGCGGGCTCGGAGGCGTGACGATGCTGGCTGAGGCACTGAGCGAACTGGAAGACCGGATTGGCAGCGAACGGGCGGTTGCGCGGGCGCTGCGGGCGCTTGAGCTGCGCCAGGAGCGCCGCCGGCAGTCCGGACCTGGCGGCCTGCTGCACTTCATCCGGTACTTCTGGCACTGCGTTGAGCCTAATCGCGAGTTTGTAACCGGCTGGTCACTTGAGGCGATGTGCGATCACCTCGAAGCCGTGGATGAGGGGCGCATCACCCGGCTGTTGATCACGGTGCCGCCGGGCTCGATGAAGTCGCTGCTGTGCTCGGTGTTCTTCCCGGTCTGGCAGTGGTCGGCGCGCGACAAGCCGCACATGCGATATTTGAATTTCGCCTACGCCGCGCACCTGACGCAGCGCGATAACCAGCGCATGCTGCAGATTATCCAGAGCCCCGAGTTCCAGGAGCTGTGGGGGCCGCGCAAAGAGCCCGATCCTGTCACCGGTCGGCCGACAAAGAAAGGCTTCACGCTCACCGCAGACGGCAAGGAAAAGCCCGCCAACGACCGCACCGGCTGGAAGTTCGCGACCTCGGTGGGCGGTGTCGGCACCGGTGAGCGCGGCGATGGCGTCATCCTCGATGACCCGCACAATCTGAAGGACGACCGCTCGGAAGTCGTGCGGCCGGAGGTGGTGCGCTGGTTCAAAGAGGCGATGTCCAACCGCCTGAACGACATGGACAAGTCGTTCATCATCGCGATCATGCAGCGATCACACGAAGCCGATGTCGCGGGCACCATCATCGAGGACGGGCTCGATTATGTGCACCTGAACATCCCAATGGAGTTCGAGGCGGACAACCGCTGCGTCACCCATACCGATGATGGGCGGGAGTTCTGGCGCGATCCCCGCCGGCATGATGGCGAGTTGATGTGGCCGGAGCGCTTTGGCCCCGAGGCGATCCGGAAAATCAAGAAGCTTGGCGAGCATGCCTGGGTGTCGCAGTACCAGCAGCGGCCCGAGCCGCGCGGCGGCGCGCTGATCAAGCGCGAATACTGGCAGCCCTACATCTGCAAGCGGGATGCACGCGGCCGCGAGCTGTGGCCGCAGGCTGAAATCACCGTGGCTTCGCTCGACGGCGCGTATACCGAGAAGCAGGAGAACGACCCCAACGCGCTTAGCATCTGGTCAGTGTTCCAGAACGACGAGGGCTCATGGTGCGCGCTGCTCAAGCAGGCCTGGCGCAAACACCTGACGCTCAATGGCCGCGCCCGGCCGAAGGGATTGCGCGAGAGCTGGGGGGACTATTTTGCCGAGACGCAGCAGGATTGGGGCGTCATGCAGTGGGTACGCTATGAGTGCCATCGGCACCGCGTCGACACGCTGCTTATCGAGGCCAAGGCCAACGGGCTCGACGTCATCAACGAAAGCCAGCGGCTGAGTAAGTTCGATCCCTGGCAAATCGTCCCCGTCAACCCCAAAAACCTCGACAAGCGCGCCCGCGTCATCCGTGTCATCCCGGTGTTCGAGGAAGGGCTCGTCTATGCGGTTCAGCGCGACGGTGGCCAATGGCCGAAATACGCGCAGACCGCGATCGATGAGATGGCGGCCTTTCCGCGCGGCCGGTTTAACGATATAACCGATACTGCAACGCAAGCTTTGTGGTGGCTGCGCAAGGCCGGCTTCCTTGAGCACCACAATGACCAGATCGAGCGCCAGCGCCGCGAGGCGGAGCGGGCGGGCAAGAAACCAAAGGGCCGCAAGCCCCTGTATGAGGTGTAACCATGGCATCAGCTCCACGCCTCGCGACGCTTGACGGCGCGAACGTGCTTCCCGGCCTCCCTGGTGGCGCGCCGCTCGACGATGGCACCGAAGAAATTGAGCTGGCCGATGGCAGTGTGATCGTTCGATTGGGCGGCGGGGCCTATGTCGAGGATGAGACCTCCGAGCCCGTCGATGACGATTTTTATGACAACCTTGCCGACAAGATGGACGAGAGCGTCCTGGCGGGGATTGCCAACGAGCTGCTCGAAGGCATTGATGCCGACATCCTCAGCATGCGCACATGGATGAGCAACTATGAGCGCGGCATGTCGCTGCTCGGGCTCGAAATGAAGCAGCCGCGCGCCGAGGCCAGCGGCGAAGGCGTCAGCGTCGTGGATCACCCGTTGCTCATCGAGGCGTGCATTTTGGAGCAGTCCAACGCTTGTGCCGAGCTGTTGCCGGCCGCCGGCCCGGTGAAGGTGGACAACCAGGGGCAGCAGACCGCGATCACAGATGAGGATGCGCAGCGCCTTCAGGACGACATGAACGAGTATCTGACCGTTCATCGGCCGGAATATTACCCGGACACTGAACGCATGCTGTTCCAGCGCGGTTTCGGTGGCATGGGTTTCAAGAAGCTGTTCCATTGCCCAATCCGCCGCGCTCCCGTGTCCGACGCGGTGCAGCCGGGTGATCTGATCATCAACAACCAGGCCAAAAGCCTTGAGGATGCCGCGCGTATCACCCACCGCATCAAGATGCGGCCCGGCCTGATGAAGCGCATGCAGCACATCGGCGCATACCGGCGCTGTGATCTGCATACCCCGGTCGAGGACATCAGCGGCATCGAGCGCAAGACCGCGCAGATTGCCGGCATCCAGCCCACCACGACCCGACAGCAAGACGTGGATTTCACCATCTATGAGTGCTGCGCTGAGCTGGATATGCCGGGCGATGAGCACATGGAAGATGGCAAACCGACCGGCCTGCCGCGTCCCTACATCGTCACCATCGAGAAGGACAGCCGGCAGGTGCTCGAAATCCGGCGCAACTGGGTGGATGGCGATGACCTGTTCATCGCGCGCCGCCGGTTCGTCGCGTTCCCGTACCTGCCGATGTTCGGCTTCCTGGCGAGCGGCCTGCTGACCGTGCTGAGCAACACCACCTCGGCGCTAACGGCGGGCTGGCGCATCATGATCGACAGCGGCATGTTCGCGAATTTCCCCGGCGGCATGTATCTGAAGAACGGCGACCGGCAGGCCGACAACAACTTCCGCGCCGCGCCGGGCGAGTTTGCCCCGGTGGACGGCGGCGGCACGGACGACATCCGCAAAGTGATCGCGCCCTATCCCTATAAAGAACCCGGCCCGGCGACGCAGCAGTTCTTCGAGAAGCTTGAGGAGACGGGGCAGCGCGTCGGCGGCACCGCGTCCATCCCGGTGGCCGAGGGCAAGGCTGACGCGCCTGTGGGCACCACGCTGGCCGCGCTGGAACAGGTGTCAAAGATGGTCGCGGCCACGCATCGGCGCGCGCATCAGTCACAGGCGCTTGAATTTCAGATTTTGCTTGAGCTGATCCGGGAGAAACCCGAGGATTTCCTTAAGTTTTTTGAGAAGGAAGGCTTTTGGACGACCGAGCGCCTGACGCGTGCGCTCGACAATTGGTCGCTGGTGCCTGTCGCGGACCCGAACACCCCGACGCAGATGCACCGGATCATCAAGATGATGGCGGTGAAGCAGCTCGAACAGCTCGCACCCGATCGGTATGATGGGCGCCAGGTGGATGAGCGCATCCTCAACGTCATCGGCATTGACGATCCAGAATCGCTGTTCGCTCCGCCTGCGCAACCTGGCGCGCTGCCCCCTGATCCAACGCTCGCCGTGGCCAATCTGGTGGCGCAGACCGAGGCGCTGAAGGCCGCGAGCAAGGAACGCATTGAGCAGTACAAGGCGAACCTCGCGGCGCAGATCAAGCAGGCCGAAATGGTGCTCAAAGAGCGCATCGAGGCTGAGAAAATCGCGGTGGCTCGCGAAAAGACCGAGAGCACTGAGGAAATCGCTGTCATGAAGGAAGGCGCGACCACGGAGCGCGAGGCCATGAAGATGCAGGGCCAAGCGGTGCTGAGCGACGCTGACCGCGAGCACCAGGCATCTGAGGCGGCGGAACAGCGCGCGAGCGCTGAGCGTGTGGCCGCAGACCGTAACAAAACGACAACGCAGGTAGCTAAGCAGAAGGGGAATGGCAATGCAGGGGGTAGCAAGCAGGTTTAGCATCGTCGCAGCGCTCATGCTGGCGGCAATCATCCTCTATGGATGTCCAGCCAACGATGAGAGCTATATGGATTGCAGCCGCAAGGGCAAACCGTTGCAGTGGGATGCCCAGCGGGAAAAGTGGCACTGTGGAGATAGATAGCCATGCCCAGCTATAGCGAAATTCGCAAAGGGTGCGCGCGCAGCAAATATGCGCGCGGTGGGCGCGTCGGAAAGGATGCCAAAACCGGCCGCACCGTGATAAACATCGTGGTGCCACCGGCAGGCGGAACGCCGGCCCCGGCCATGGCGGCACCGGCTCCCGCTCCCATACCGCCTTCTGGGGGCGCTCCGGTGCCGCCGCAGGCCGCCGCCATGGCCCTGGGTCAAATGCAGGGCAAGCCCGGCATGCCCGGTGCCTTCGCGCGCGGTGGGCGTGTGACCGCCCCCAAGCCGGCCCCGGCGACCAAGAAGGCTGGCGCGGGCTCGGGCATCGGCCGTTTGCAGAAAGAGCGCAAGCGCTGATGCAGGTCACAGTATCCGGCCAGCGCTATCACACCGAGCTGACGAACTGGCTCAATGAGCGTATCGCCAAGCACAGCAACGACATCGTTGCAGGCGTTGACGTTGCTGTGTACAAAGAGCGCGTGGCGCATATTCGTGCGCTCAAGGATGTGTTGGCGGAATTGCCAGCCATATTGACGAAGGCGAAAGATTAAATGCGAATTGACCTGCAACGCTATCGGGAAGATCCGGCCTGTGCCGAACCCGATGGTCTGAAACGTAAGCTGCTTGCCGATCTCGAATCGCGCCTTGGCGGCATCCATCTGCAGCGCAACCGAGTGCTCGTGGCGACCTATATCCGTCCGAATATCTCGCGCGGCGGCATCATCTTCACTGCCAAGACCGGCGAGGAAGACCGTTATCAGGGCAAAGCCGGCCTGCTGCTGAAATGCGGCCCGCTTGCCTTCGATTTCGATGAGGTGCGCGAGCGTCTTGCGGATGGGATGAGCGAGGAACAGGCTCGGGATGAGCTGGGTATCCCGTATCCTGGCGACTGGGTGCTGTTTCGCACCTCGGAGACCTGGGAAACCGGCATCGAGATCGCAGACGGCCACGGCGTCTGTGCATCCTGCCGGTTCATCTATGATGACGCAATCATCGCGCGGCTGAACGATCCTTCCATTATCGATTAGGGTGTGACCTATGGCAAACCGGGGCCGGCGAGGCGGTGCCGCCGCAATCTATGCAGCCCGCATGACCGAGGAAATCGAGGTCAGCGAGGATGAGCGTGAGGAATTGGGCGGTGACCCGCCGGCCCCGGATGACATCGAGCCGGTGGTCGAGGATGAGGACGAAGACCCATCTGAGCAGTTGCCGGACTACTCCCATGAGGAAGAGCCCGAGCCGGAATCTGAGCCGCAGTCCGAGCCCGAGGATGCGGTTACGCATCTGAAGCGCCAGATCGAAGAGCTGACCGGGCAAAAGCAGCAGGCCGAAACGCGCGCTGTCATGAGTGAGCTGGAAGGCAACCGCGCGGTTGTCGCCAGTGCCCGCGCCGCCGCGCAGACTGCCCTCGAAACCGCCGAGGCCGCCTATGCGGCAGCCGCCAGCAAGGGCGATTGGACGGCGGCTGCCAAGGCACAGCGCGAGATCGCGGCGGCTGTGGCCGATGTGCGCGAATTCGAGGATGCCGAAGCCGAAATCAAGGCGCGCATCGAGCAGAGCAAGCGCGCGCCCGCGCGGCAGACCGAGCGGCAGCAGCCCGCCGACGCTTTCGATGCCGCGATTGCCAGCATGACGCCGCAGGCGCAGGCGTGGTGCCGCAAGAACAAGGCTGACCTCACCAGCGATCCTAAGCGCGGTGCTCGCGCGCAGGCCGGGCATCTGCTGGCGGTTTCCGAGGGGCTCACTGCCGACACCCCGGAATATTTCGCGTTCCTCGACAAGCACATGGGGTATCAGGTGAGCAGCAAGACCGACGCGGGAGGCCGCCGCGAAACCCCGGCCGCGAAGAAGCCCACGGGCAAGCCGCGCGTGGCGGCCCCGGCCGGCGGCCGCACGGCGGCGACTGGCAGCCCGCGCGAGGTGACGCTATCTAAGGCGGAAGTTGCCATGGCGCGCACCATGGGCATGAGCATCAAGGATTACGCGAAACACAAGGCGGAGATTATCGAAAATGGCAAGGACCCGAGCCGCACCGGCCTCCGATACAGCAGCCAGACGCACCACTCGCAGCGCTAAGCCTGCGGCGGTCACCGATTCATTTGGCAACCCGGCTCCGACCACGGCGGCCGCGCGTAAGCGCGGCCGGCCGGTGAAGCGCGAAGCCGTGCGCCGCGAGCTGCGTGATGGCCAGGTGCTCGGGCGTGATGGCGAGATCGTCAGCCGCTCGCGCATCAGCGGATACCATCAGAGTGAGCTGGAAATCCCGGAGCATCTGCGTGACCCGCGCTATGATCTGCAGTGGGCGCGCACGTCCTGTTTCGGCAAGCCAGACCCGGCGAACATCAACCTGCTGAAATCGCAGGGTTGGCGCGAGGTTCATCCGAAAAGCTATCCCGGTCTGTTCCCGGACATGAAGGATCGTCACTGTTTCGAGCGTGACGGGCTCATGCTGATGGAACGGCCAATTCAGTTGACGCATGAGGCACTTGCCGAACAACATCAAGATGCGTTAGAGTTGCGTCAAATTCAGACTGAGGCGTTCGGCAATCGTAAATTGCCACGCGGCTTTGACGAAGGGTACGTGGCACGCAATCGGGATGGCAGCTCAATGGATGCCCGGCGGAAAATCGTTCGCGAGCGTCCTGTTGCATCACCCCGCGAGCTGCGCCCGGCATATGAATATGCCGGCCCGGGCGAAGACGAATAACCCAAGCGCCTGGTGCTGAGGCGCTGAGACATGCCGGGGTGATCGACGGAATGACGATCACCCCGGCCCACGAAACAGCAGAAGGACCGAAGCAGACAAGCGGACGGCGGCGGAATGCCCAAGTGATCGCGGCTTCTAAAGGATCAACCCTTGAGGAGTTGCCACCATGGCAAACACGAATTCCCCGTTCGGCTTGCGCCCGCTCGGTCGTCAGAACGACGCCACTCCCAGCTACGGGATTGAGCAGGGCAAGGCTTCCAGCGCCAACACCACCAAGTTCTATCGCGGCGACGTTCTCAAGCGCCTGAACACCGGTTACCTCGACGTGTTCACGGGTGCCATTGGTGCGACCGCTGCGAGCGGCCGTGACCAGGCTATCGGCATCTTCTGGGGATGCGAATACCTCTCGACCGCGTTCGGGCGGCGCATCATCACGAATTACTGGCCCGGCGGCGATGCCACTGGCGATGTGATCGTGCAGTACATCCCGCTGACCGGCTTCCCGAACGCGCGTCTGGTTGCGCAGTCCAACGGCAGCCCGTTCACCTTTGCCGATATCGGCCTCAATCTTGACATCGCTTATGCGGCTGGCACGGCTTACACCGGTTATAGCAAGTCGGGTGTCACCCTGAACCAGTCCACGCTTGACACTGGTGTCGGCCTGCCCTTCCGGCTGGTTGGCCTGTGGTCTGATTATGCCGCCAGCGGTCAGCCGGGTGCCGACAATTCCAGCAATTACAACTGGGGCGTTGTCGAGTTCAACGGCATGAACGAGACCGGCCTCTAATCGCAACGCATGCCTCGGCCGGCGGGCACACCAGACCGGCAGCACTCCCACGGAGCATGAACCATGTCTATCAATATTGCGGCAATCCGTGATTTGCTGCTGCCTGGCCTGATGAATGTCACCGGCCAGTATCGCCAGATCGAACGGCAGTGGTCCTCGGTGTTCAAGACGCATCAGTCCAACATGCAGCTTGAGCGCACCGTGCAGGCGCGTTACCTGCCTATGGCCGTTCTGAAGAATGAAGGCGGCCCGACCACCTTCGACAACAACGCGGGCGAGCGTTTCGTCTGGAACATGGAACCCATCGAGGCCGGCCTTGGCTACGCGATCACGCGCAAGGCCATCGATGACAACCTGTACCAGTCCGCGTTCATGCCCACGAACCTCGGCTTGAACAAGTCGTTCAGCGAGTTCTGGGAGGTCGAGGCGGCCGGCATCTTCAACACCGCCAACGTTTATGATAGCGCCCTTGGTGGCGACGGCGTGGCGCTGCTGAGCACCAGCCACCCCTATGACTATGGCACTTGGGCGAACACGCCCACCGTGCAGATGGACCTTAACGAAACCTCGCTGACCGATGGTCAGAAGGCAATCCGCAAGAACTTCGTGGATGAGGCCGGCCTCAAGGTCCGTGCTCGCGCGCAGCTTCTCTGCGTCCCGGTGGACCTCGAAGACGTGGCCATCCGCCTGACGCAGACCGAGCTGCGGCCTGGCACCGCCAACAACGATGTGAACGTTGTCACGCGCATGTCCGGCGGTATCCCCAAGGGCTTCAAGGTGTTCGACTATTTCACCAGCGCTCGGGCATGGTTCCTCAAGACCGACATCGAGGGGCTCATTCACATTCAGCGCGTTGCCTACGAAACCGATATGTTCTGCGATTTCGTGACCGACAACCTGCTGGTGAAGGGCTATGAGCGCGCGGGCTTCTTCTACAACGACCCGAGGTGCTTGTACGGCAGCATGCCGACCGCCTAAGCGTGTGAGCGGCCGGTAACCCCGGCCGTTTTTCTCAACCTCGATGTCAGGAGAGCACCGCCATGGGCGTGCCGACAGTCTTCCCGGACGGCGTGACCAATGCCGCGCTGAACAGCCTTCCCGCGCTCTATGGCGCGCTCTATCCGGCCAAATACTACCAGTTTTTCACCGACTTCGACCGCTACAACGCCGCAACCTCCGGGGTGTGTGACTGGCTCGCGACCATCACCGAGGCGGGTGCGGGTTCGGCCAGCGCTGTGGTGCAGGATGCGCTCGGCGGCGTGCTGCTGGTGACGAACGACGCGGCGGACAACGACGCGTATTTCGCACAATGGGCTGGTCAGAACAGCGCCAATGTCGCGGAAACCTTCAAGTTCGTCGCGGGCAAGCAGACCTGGTTCGAAGCCCGCTTCAAGGTGTCCGACGCAACGCAGTCCGATCTCATCCTCGGGCTCGTCATTGCCGACACCTCGCCGCTGGACGCCACGGACAAGCTTGCCTTCACCAAGGCGGACGGCTCCACCACGCTGAACCTGGAAATTACCAAGAACAGCACCACGACCACGGTAACCGCCGCCACCCTGGCAAACGACACCTGGGTCACTGTCGGTTACTACTATGACGGCGTTGACAGCGTGGATTGCTATGTCAATGGTAATCGCGTTGGCTCGGGTGTGGTGACGAACCTGCCGGACGACGAAGAGCTGGCCGTCACCTTCGGCATTCAGAACGGTGAGGCGGTGGCCAAGACTCTCTCGCTGGACTGGATTTTTGCGGCCACCGAGCGCTAAGAGTGATCGATCACAGGAGAACAGCATGGCCAAGAAAGCAGGCCCCGCCGGCACCGCGCCGAAGGGTGGGAAGCAGCCGCAGCAGAAGAAGCCGGCGACTACGGGGCGCACCAAGCGCATTGCCAAGGGTGCGCCGACGCATGGCGGCGGGTCCGACCTGAACCCATACAGCTCGGCGCGTCGCGGCGGCAAATGAACCCGGTTTCTCAGGCGTTCAGCGCCGCGACCACGCCGGGGGAACAGGAACCCATCTCGCTCAACATGCTGGCGATGGCCCATCATGTTGCGGCGGTTTTCGTTGACAGCGGGGTCACCGCCACCTTCGCGGTGCAGGTGACGCTTGACGATGTGAACGATCCGGCAGTCACACCGCGCTGGTTTACGCTGACCGGTGCGCCCACGAATGCCAGCGGCTATGTCGAGTTCAACGGCCCCTGGCGCTTCATTCGTATCGACATTGACGCAATCGATGGTGTGGTCGAGTTCAAGGTTGGACAGGCAGACACCTCACGACGCTAGCAAAGGCCGCAGATGACCACCACGGGCACCTATGCCTTCAACCCATCTGCGGCTGATGTCGTTCTCAACGCCTTCGCCCTCATCGGCGTGCGCCGCACCCAGATCACCGAGGATCACCTCGAAGACGCGGCGTTCCAGGCCAACCTGCTGGGTGTCGATTTTACCAATCGGAACCCGAACCGCTGGCAGATGGGCGAGGAAACGGTCACGCTGAGCGCTGGCACGGCGACCTACAACCTGCCGGCTGAAACGGTGGCGGTGTCTGCCGTGTGGCTTGTGCAGGACATCGGCAGCGGTCAGACGATCAGCCGACCGCTCGGTCCGCTGTCCGCCGTGGACTATGCCAACATCGCGATGAAGCAGCAGGAAGGCACGCCGAGCAGCTATTTCTTCAACCTGCTGACGCCGATCCCGACAATCACCCTGTGGCTGGTGCCGAACCAGAACCCCGAGTTTGAGCTGCGGGTGCAGATTTTCAAGCAGCAGCAGGACACCACGATTCCCGGCGGGTACACGATCGACACTCCCTATCGTTTCCTGGACGCCTATACTTGGGGGCTCGCGGCGCGGCTGGCGGTGCTTTACCCGGATGCGAAGCGGCCCACGCTTCCTGTGGACCTCAACACCGCATATGAGGCAAAGTTCCGCCTGGCCGCACAGCTCGACCAGGAGCGCGTTCCGCTGCGGCTGACCCCGAATTTCTCTGGCTACTATCCGAGGTGACGCGGCATGGGCAGCACCTCGCGGTATGGCCGCGCCAAGATCAACCCGAGCGCCCCCGAGGCGGTAGGCGTCTGCGATGGTTGCGGCAAGCTGTGGAACCTGCGCGAGCTGCGTTTCCAGTTCGACTGGGCCGGAACGAGCATGATCAACCGGCAGATTCGGGTGTGCCCGGATTGCTATGACCGGCCGCAGGAGCAGCTTCGGACGATCATCCTTCCCGCTGACCCGCCGCCGGTTTGGCAGCCGAGGCCGGAACCGTATTTGGTGGATGAACCCTCTCAACTCACGATCCGAATTCCGCCCGGTGCTCCTGGGTTATTCTATGCGGCGGCAAGTATCACCGCTCATGTTGAACCAGTCAGACAAATACTTGCGTCAATAAGCGCTGCATTCACGTTAACATCTTCATTGATTGCTGGGTTAACAATGGCCCCGGCAGTCAGTGTGACTGCAACTGTTACTTGTGAACTGACAATTCCGGTGGATCACATCACCACGGAAGGCGGTGATATACTCACAACCGAGGCTGGCGACCAGCTCATAACGGAGTAACCATGGCTGACGTTAAAATCTCAGATTTGCCAGCCGGAACGATTGCTGGTGGTGAACTGGTGCCTATGGTGCAGGCGGGCATCACGAAGGCGGGAACGCTCGGCGCTGCCGCTGCGGCTGCCCTGCCGCTTGCACTGGCGTCTGGGGGCACGGGGTCATCGTTTGCCAGCGCCGCAGCGCTGCGGGCCGGGCTCGGCATCCTGGGCAGTGTGACCGCACAGTTTTTCACTGCGAACGGCACATATACACCGAGTTCGGGCATGGTGGCGTGTCTGGTGATTGCGACGGGCGGAGGTGGCGGCGCGGGTGGCTCGGCTTGTGCTGCGTTCGTCACAGGGCCGAGTTTGGCTGCTGGTGGGCCAGGTGGTGCAGGTGGCACATGTATTGAGCTGTTTACGGCGGCGCAGATCGGTGCGAGCCAGGTGGTCACCATCGGGACGGGTGGTTCGGGTGGAAATAACACAGGCACGGATGGTACAACTGGGGGCAACACCACGCTTGGATCGCTGTTCAATGCTCGTGGGGGAGATGGGGGCATTGGTGTTTCCGTAGGGGATGGGGAAACGGGTTTTGGTTCCCCCGGTGAAGGTGATAGTGGAATAAATGGGCTAATAAATCTGGCTGGTGGTGGTGGTACAAGAAATATCTCAACAGGTGTTGGGACAATACGTGGTCTTGGTGGTGTAGCTTTTTGGGGGCCTGACCCAACATATCCTACCAATGTATTTGATTCCGAAGATGTTTCTGAAGCTGGGATTAACGCTGTAAACTACGGAAACGGTGGAATTGCTGGGTTAGTCCAAAACGTTAGTTCAACACAGACAAACCAAGCGGGCGGCAATGGTAAAGCCGGTTGCATGCTTATCCTTGAATTCCGAGCCGCGTGAGGTGATCCCGTGCCGCTGACGAATACGCCAAAAAACTCAATGCTGGACTGGTTCGCAGGTGTCGCCAGTCCTGCCGCCGCTGCGACACGATACATCACGGTGTTCGATGGTGATCCAACCTCGGGCGGAACGGAGGTGATCAACACCCTGAACGGCTCGGCAAACCGTATCGACATGACCACGGGCATGGGGGCGGCCGCTTCCGGCAGCATCGCCAATGATGCGATAATCACGATCACATCGTCTGCTGTCGCGGCGGCCGATGTCGATTATGTCGCGATCTATGACAGCATCACAGGTGGCACGCTCTGGGGTTATGCGGCTGTGACCGCAAAGGGTGTAGGTATAGGCGACAGCTTGACTATTCCGATCGGCAACCTGACAATCGTGCTCAATTAGAAGGCGGAACCCATGCCGGTTGACCACACCATCGAGGCACATATTCAGGTAGATGCCAGTGCCGTGATGGCAAAGCAAGACCACGCCGCCATTGTGCAAAGCATGGTGGTGGATCGCATGGCTAATGCCGTGCTCGGGGGCACCCTGGGGGCCGATCCGAACGCTGATCTGCTGGCGCTCACCAAGGCTAGCGAAACCTATGTCATGGTGCTGACCATGCTTTCGGCGCTTGCCGAGCTCGGGATCGTGACGTTCAGGCTGGAATGATGTGATGGAATACACGTACACCATCTTCACCGAGGCGCTCAGTGGTGAGACCAATATCCCGCTGACGAACACGGCGTTCTCGAACATCATCCCGGTGATCATCGATCAGGCCGAAGGGATGATCTATCGCGAGCCCGGCCTGGAATTCCTCTCCACCATGGTGCGGGACGATAGCGGGTTCACCACGGTGGATGACCGCGCGTTCACGCTGCCGCGCGTCTTCAGCGTGTTGCACACCATTGCGCGCGTGGACGGCAACGACCGCACCTTGCTCACCAAGGTCAGCCGCGAGGTGCTGGATTTCATCTATCCCCGGCGCATCTCCGAAAGCGCGGCCGATGTTCCGGAGAAGTGGGCACCGTTCACCGATCAGATCGTTTATCTCGGGCCGGTTCCCGGCGGCGAGGTGCAACTCGAATGTGTGGGTGAAGTGCGGCCGGCGCAGCTCAGCAGCACCAATCCGACCACATGGTTGTGGACGTATCTGGGTGATCTCGCGTTCGCGGCGGCCATGATCATGGCCTCGGGCTATATGCGCAACTTCGGCAGCCAGGCGGACGATGCGAAGATGGCGATGAGCTGGAAAGCCGTTTATGACGGGCTGCTGCCGGGGGCGCAGAGCCAGGAAATGCGCCGCAAGCATGCGGCTACCGGCGGGGGCGTCTGATGCCCCGGGGTGAAGTCGTTCTGGTGCCAGGCGCGAATGTCGAGCGCACGCCGACGCTCAACCAGACTGGCTATCTGCGCACCGCCATGGGGCGCTTCAAGGACGGGCTGTTCCAGAAGCTCGGCGGGTGGACGAAGTATTTCAGCGGCGCATTCCCGGGAACGGTCAAGAGCCTGTGGGCGTGGCAGGACCTCAACCAGATCAAGTGGCTGAGCGTTGCCTCGACCACCGCCGTAACGGTGGTTGCCACGGGTGTGCCGCAGGTGATCACCCCGCAGGTTCTTCAGAGCGACTTCACCCCGGATTTCAGCACCACGAACGGGTCAAACTCGGTCGAGGTGGTCGACCCGAACATCAGCGGGCTCACCACCGATGTGGTGGTGGAGTTCCGCACGCCAATCAGCGTCGGCGGCCTGATCCTGTCGGGCACCTATTCGATTGCGACCATCACCGGGGCGGACAGCTACACCATCGAGGCTGGCGCGAACGCCACGGCAACCGTGGCGAACGGTGGCGCTGTTCCCGAGTTCGTGACCACTACCGGCAGCGCCACCGTGGCCGTCAACCTAAACGACCATGGGCAAACGCGCGGGAACATCGTCGTGTTCCCGGTTGCGACAAGCGTTGGTGGTGTGACCGTACAGGGGAAATACACGGTCACGGCGGTGAACAGCGTGAACCAATTCACCATCACCGCCAGCACTGCCGCAACATCCAACGCAACGGTGAGTATGAATGCTGGTGATGCCCGGATTAATTATCACATCGCGCTTGGACCTACCGCCAGCGGTGTTGGCTATGGCGTTGGCGGGTATGGTGAGGGCGCGTATGGCAAAGGCACATCGTCAACCGGTGTTCAAACGGGCACTCCGATCACTGCGGACGATTGGACACAGGATAATTGGGGAGAAATCCTCATCGCATGCCCGAAATCAATGGGTATTTATTATTGGCAGCCCGGCACTGGTTATCAGAACCTAGCGTTGATCCCGAATGGACCGTTGTTCAATGACGGCGCGTTCATTTCAATGGCTCAACAGCAGGTGATTGCCTGGGGATCGAGCATTGACGCACGCATTGGCGGCGGCATCGGTATCTATCAAGACCCACTGCTCGTGCAGTGGTCAACCATCGGGGATTTCTTCGATTGGGAACCGCGCGCCGATAATTTCGCTCGCAACCTGCGCATTCCCACGGGGTCGCGCTGTGTCGGTGGTGGCGCAACCAAGAATCGGAACCTGATCTGGACCGATCTTGACGTATACACGCTCAATTTCAACTCGGGTGATAGCGTGTACACCCCGAACCGTGTTGGATCGAATTGCGGGTTGATCGGCATGCACGCTTGGGCGCAGTATGCCGACACGGTTTATTGGATGGGCGTGGGCAACTTCTTCTCCTACTCGGGTTCCGGTGTTGCGCCGCTCGAATGCCCGATTTGGGATGCGGTTTTCCAGGACATCAACCCGACCTATCAACATCGGGTGGTCGCCGGATCGAACGGCGATTTCAGCGAAATTTGGTTCTGGTACCCGAGCCTCGCCAGCAATGGTGAACTGGACAAGGGCGTGAAATACAACGTCACGCAGGGCACGTGGGATTTCGACATTCCGCCGCGCTGTGCCTGGGTTGACCGCAGTGTGCTCGGGAACCCGATTGGCGCGAGCAATGCGGGCATCGTCTACAGCCACGAATCCGGTTTCGATGATGACGGCAACCCAATCACACCGATCATGGAAACCGGGGATTTCTACCTCAGCGAGGGGCAGGATTTCTGCTTCATCGATGAGGTGTGGCCGGATTTCAAGTGGGGCCCGTTTGGCGGTAGCGAGACGGCGCAAATTCAGGTGACGCTGCTGTGCCGTGACGAGCCCGGTGAGGATTACCGCGAATATGGGCCGTTCGTGGTGAACAAGAGCAGCCCGTTCATCTCGCCGTTCGACAGCGACGGCATCACCCGGCCGCGCGCGCGCCAAGCTGCGCTGCGGGTTTCGAGCATCGATGTGGGATCATTCTGGCGGCTCGGCAAGATCCGGTTCCGCTATGCCGTGGATGGGCGCAGATGAGGCAGGGTTGGCAGATCGGTGGCACCAGCGACGACATGGTGTCGAAGGCGCAGGCACTCATCGAGCAGGTGGCTGCGCTGCGCAGCGTGCTTGGTGATGCTTTCGCCAACGCTTACACGGTGGGCACGTTCACCATGCCGGCGGCGAACAGCAGCGTCATCAGCGCCCCGAGCGTCACCGCCAACAGTGTGGTGTTCCTCAGCCCGATCAACGCGAGCGCGGCCGCGCTCATGGCCGGCGCTTCTAGCCTGTACCATGATCGGCCTTCCAACATCGTGGGCACGAGCTTTACCGTTGACACCGCAGACGGTAATAATGCAGCCGGAACAGAGCAGTTCGCCTATCTCCTCATCAACCCATAGCGAGGCGCGACACATGCCGCGAAACTCAAGCAGGACTTCAGCGGCAGTGTCAAAGGCGCATAAGCGCGCGGCGCTCGGTGGCAGCGTCGGGCCGGCCCCGAAATCCGAGAAGATCACCGGTGAATTCCGCGATCCGGGTGAGCGTCCGGGCGGCCAACCTTGGTTGCGCCCGTGGTATCTCAGCGCTCGGGCGCTTGAGGAAAAGCTCGGGGTGCGGCGCGAGGACGAGGAAGTGATGCCCAAGCGCTCGCCGCACTATCTGGCGCGCAGGGCAGACGGCGGCGGTGTGACCGACACCATGAGCCCGGTCGACCTGCTGCGCCTGCGCCGCGAGCTGGATGCCCGGCGGCGCGTCAGCGACCAGCAGCGCGCTGAAACCGGTCTGCAGACTATCCACGAGGTTGCCGGCATGCTGCCGGTGACCGGTAATGCTATGGCGGCCGCCGATGCCTACACGGCCGGCCGTGACGCGCTTGCAGCCGCCCGCAAGGGCCGATGGCGCGAGGCAGCAACCGAGGCCGGGATTGCGGGCATCTCCGGCCTCGGTGCGCTGTCCCCGGTGCCCTGGGGGCGCTCCGCCGGCCGGGCGGCGGCGGAGGGCGCGGACATGGCGCGCGTGCTGGTGCCGGTCGAGGACGGCGGCGCGCGGGTGGCGCGGGAGATGCGCGAGGCTGGCGTTGCCCCAGACCGGATATGGCGCGAGACGCGACGCACCCCGGCCCCCGATGGCAGCATTCGCCGTGAAATCCCAGATCAGGGCATCGAGCTGAAGCGAGATTTCAAACCCGGCGATGTCGAACAGCTTAGCCGCGCCGTGCGGCACCCGAAGCTGTTCGCCGCGCATCCGGAGCTGATGCAGCGCCCGCTCTATATCACCGATGAGCTGGATAGCTTGGGCGCGCCGGTGGCTCGCACCACCGACACCGGCGCGTTCGTGCTCAACCCGCGCGCCAAGGTGCGCGCCTCGCTGGCGAAGATGTTGCAGTACGAGGTGAACAAGGGAACCGGGCTCGCCACCCCGGTGCGTCACGGCACGAAGGCGCTGCAGCAGGCGCTCGATAGTGCGATCACACGAGCAGACGCGCTGGATGTGACCGACCCGGCGACGCGCCGCGCGATCGATGATTATCTTGATGTCCTGGCCGATCAGCGCGAGCACTATGGCAACATGCGCGCCATGGAAAGCTACGGTAAGCGCGGGCCGGTGTCGGACGCGGCGGCCCGCGTGGCGGAGAAATCGGCCGGGAACCTCGAAGGCAAGATTGCCGCGCTGCGCTCGGGCTCCGATGAGGCGGGCATGCATCAATGGCCGTATCGGCGCGTGGGTTCCTATCTCAAGGGTAGCCAGCAGCTTCCGAAGTTCGATGACGTCTATGCGTTGCCGCCCGAGGGCATGGAAGGCGATGAGTTGCTGCGATTCATCCAGCGATGGCACAGCGCCGGCGCGGGCCGGAGCCGCTATGCGCGCGGCGGCCGGGTGAAGAGCGCCGCGCGCCGCGCCCGCGCCGTGGTGGGCGCGGTCAAGGGCAAGACCGGGGGCCGCTCCGACAAGCTGCCGGTGGATGTCCCGGCGGGCTCGTATGTGATCCCGGCCGATGTGGTCGCGGCGCTGGGTGAGGGAAACACCGAGGCCGGCATGCAGGCGCTTGACGCCAAGCTCGGGCGGCCCCGGCGCGCGGGCGGCGGCCGGGCGGTGCCGATCCTCATCAGCCATGGGGAATATGTGGTGAGCCCCGAGCTGGTGGAGCGCATCGGCGGCGCGGATGTGCTAGACCAATTCGTCGTGCGTGCGCGGAATGCGTATGCAGATCAGTTGAAGGGGCTTCCCGGCCCGAATAAGTAAGGCGGCAATCATGAATGCAATCGAGCTACCGGTCATTCGCTACGCATCGCCCGAGGATTACCCGCACATCATCAAAGTGGCAGAAGAACTGCATGATGAGAACGGTCACGCCTCGATAGATTACCCAACCGCCACAGCGGCTATTCGGGAGGCGATCAATCTTAACCGGAGCATCATTGGCCTCATTGGGCCGGTGGGTGATATCCAAGGGATCATCTTTCTGCGCCTGGCGAGCTTCTGGCACACCAAGGAAATCATGCTCGAAGAGCTGTTCCTCTATGTGCCGCCGGAGTACCGGAAAACGCATAACGCCCGAGCGCTGTTGCAGTTCGCTAAAGCCACGGCAGAGCAATTGGATGTTCCGCTCATGATCGGTGTGCTATCTTCCGAGCGCACCAAGGCAAAACTGCGGCTGTACGAAAAGCACTTGGGTGCGCCGGTTGGCGGTTATTTCTTCGTTCACCACTGGAAAAAATAGGGCTTAACACGATGGGTGGATCAGCAAAGACCAAGCAGAACAGCACGTCCACCTACGCGCCGACTGCTGAGGCTGGCAGTTGGTACACCGATGTGCGCCAGCAGGCGCAGGCCGCTCAGTCCGCATATAACCCTGCCACCGCCAAGACCGTGGCGGGGTTCACGCCCGAGCAGATGCAGGCGTTCGCCAACATCTCGGGCAACCAGGGTATCTGGAACCCGGCGCTGACCAGCGCCACCGGCATGGTTCAGGGTGCCGGCGCGGGGATCACCGCTGGCGACATCTCGCAGTTTTTCAACCCGTACCAGCAGGATGTGATCGACACCACGATGCGGGACGTCCGTGACCAGGATGCTCTGCAGATGCGCGATTACACCGCCAACCAGGCCGCGCAGAACGCGCTTGGTGGCAACGGGTTCTTCGTGGGGCGGTCACAGCTCGCGGGCAACCAGGCCAAGGCGCGCAACACGACGTTGGCCAACCTGCGCTCATCCGGATGGGATAAGGCGCTTGCCGCCGCGCAAATGGACAAGACGCGCGGGCTCGAAGCTGGCCGCAGCATGGCCAGCATCGGCCAGCTCTTGCAGAACCTCAGCGCCGCCGACGCCGCGCAGCTCCTCAGCGCGGGCAACCAGCAGCAGGCGCAGCAGCAGAGCGTCAATGACGCGGCCAGCCAGAACGCGCTCAACCAGCAGCTCTGGCCGATGCAGCAGGCGCAGTGGGCGGCCTCGCTCGCCTCGGGCATCGGGCCGCTCATGGGCGGCACGACAACTAGCCAGGGCAGCGCGACGCAATCACAGGGCAAGGGCGTTGGGAATGTCGTGGGCGGCGCGCTCACGCTGGCGAGCATGGCGTCCGACGAGCGGGTGAAGGAAGACGTGCGCGAGATCGGCCGCAGCCATGACGGCCAGCCGATCTATGCGTTCCGTTATCGCGGCGATCCCCGCACGCAGATCGGCCTCATGGCGCAGGATGTCGAGCAGGAGCATCCCGAGGCGGTTCACGAGGGGCCGGGCGGTATCAAGATGGTCAACTATGACCAGGCGCTCGAAGGTGCCGAGCCCCGCGCGACCTGGGGGCGCGAGGCGGCCGCCGATGGCGGTCTGCAGACCGGCATGCCGGGCGGTCTGATGCCGTGGGCGGAGCTGCGTCCGGCGACGCCACGCTGGCCGGATGCGCCGGATGTGCGCGCGCCGCAGCAGCAGCAAGACCCCATGGCGGACTGGGAGCAGATGGCCGCGCTCGGCAAGAAAGCCGGGGCCGGCATCGGCAACATCGCGCGCGCGCTCGACCCGGCCGGCGGATGGGGTGCGGAAATCGTGCCCACGGCAAGCCTGGGTGCAGGTGGTGCTGGTGGTGGCCTCAGCAGCCTGCTCAGCATGTTCGGCGGGTTCGCGGATGGCGGCGTAGTTGACCCGTACCAGCCGACCGAGGAAGAGATGCAGGCGCTCGAAATGGTCGAGAGCGGCGGCCGGGACATCCTCGGGCCGGTCACACGCTCGGGAGAGCGCGCATTCGGGCCGCGCCAGATTATGCCCGCCACGGCGGCGGAGCCCGGCTTCGGCGTGCGCCCGCTTGACCAGACGATCACCGACCCGCAGGCGCGCCTGGCCGAACAGCGCCGGTTCTCCGATGACTATTACGCGGCGATGCTCCGGCGCTACAACGGTGACCGCGAGGCCGCGCGCATCGCTTACAACGGCGGCCCACGGCGCGCTGATCAGTGGTTGGCGGCCGGGCGCGACGACAGCGTGATCCCGCGCGAGAGCGCCGACTATTACAAGAAGATCGCCGGCCGGCTCGGTGACGGCGGTGATGTGATCGTCGCCAAGGCAGTGAGCCCACAGGCATCAGAAGCGGCCGGCGGCGGCGAGCCCTACCAGAACAAGGGCGACCGCGCCACGGGTGGGTTCATCAAGCGCATCTTCGGCGTGGATTTCAACCCGCTCGGGCTGACCGAGCCCGAACGCAAGGCTCTGCTGGTGGCCGGCCTCAGCATGATGAGCAGCGGCGATGTTGGGCGCGGCGGCCTCGCCGGCATGGCGTATCTGTCCGGTGTCGAGGCATCCGAACGCGAGGCGGCCGGCGAACGCGCCAAGCTCGCTTACCAGCGCGCCAAGGATGAGCGGGAATTCGGGCTCAAGGAACGCACTGCTGATCGCGAGGACGCACAGTTCGGATACCAGCGCGAGAAGGACGCGCGCACCGAAGGGCGCGAAGATGTGCGCTTGGGCCTCGAAATGGACAAGTTCAACCAGAACACCAAGAGCGAGGAAGCCAAGCTCGCCTGGGAGCGCGAGAAACAGGCGCTCGACGCTGGCAAGCCCTCCGAGGACATGAAGGAATATTCCAGCTATGTGCAGCAGGAGCTAGCCGCCGGCCGCACGCCGCGCAATTTCTTTGACTACCAGGTCGACCTCAAGAAGGCCGGCCGCGCCGAAACGAATGTGACCGTAGGCGGTGAGAAGAAAGGCGCGGAGGAGATGGCCAAGCTCCACGCCAAGCAGTATGACAGCCTGCGCACCAACGCGGCCGGCGCTGACCAGATGATCGACAATCTGGATACGGTTGAGCGCGCCATCAACCGCGCCATCCAGACCGGCTTTGCTGGCGAGGGGCTGCAGTGGGCGCGGCGGCTCGGTCACGCGCTCGGGATCACCGAGGCGAGCGATGCTGCGGCCGGCGAGGTCATCAACATGATCTCCAACCGGCTGGCGCTGATGGTGCGCGCGCCGGGCGGCGATGCCTCGGGCGGCATGCCCGGAGCGATGTCCGACGCAGACCGCATGTTCCTCAAGGAAACGGTGCCCGGCCTGCTCAAGACCCCCGAGGGCAACCGGCAGATTCTCGCGATCATGCGCACCGCCGCCGACCGCCATCGGGCGCTGTTTGACATGGCTGTCGATTACGCACAGGAGCATGGTGGCCAGCTCGACGCGGGCTTTGACCGGATGGTGCGCGATTACGTGAAAGCCAACCCACTGAGCGCGGCGGTGAAACGGACACAGGACACGCCGCGCCCGGTGTCCACCGAGACGATCAAGCCACCGAGCGGGTTTCGTATCCTGGGGGTGCAGTGATGCCGGTCTATACCATTGAGCTTCCCGATGGTCGCACCATGCGCGCCGAGGCCGGCAGCGAAGCTGAGGCGCTCGAAGGCGCGCAGAGCTGGTGGGCGCAGCAGCAGGCTGGTGTGACCGACACGCCGGGATCAGACCCGGCGGCTGGCAGTCGCGCTGCTGCCGAGCTGCAGGACTACCGGCCCGAGCTTCCCCTTGGGCCGCAGACCGGTGAGGCGGCTGGCACCGACGCCGCGCGTGCGCCGCTTGGCGGCTTCCTGCGTAGCCTGGCGCAGGGGCTGACGTTTAACTATGGCGATGAGGCGGAAGCGGCGATCCGGGCACCGTTCAGCCCGCGCAGCCGGCAGGAAATCCTGGACGAGGTGCGCGCCGAGGGCAAGCAGTATGCCGAGGATTTCCCGAGTGCTGCCGGGGCCGGCGAAATCGGCGGTGTGATCGCCGGGGCGGCGCTGCCCGTGGGCGGCATCTCGCGGGCGCTGGCGGCTGTTCCGGGCATCCCTGCGGCAGCGCGCGGCATCCTCGGCATGACCGCCGGCGCTGCGGCGGCGGGCGGCCTGGACGCTACCGGCCGCATCGAGGGGGAAGCCGGTGCCGGCGAGTATGCGACCGAGGCGGCCAAGGGCGCGATTGTCGGCGGTGGCATCGCCGGGTTGCTCGGCGGCGCTGGGCACGGCCTGGCGCGCGTTGCGGGACCGTGGGCCAATGAGATGGCACAGCGCCTTACGCAGCGCGGTGTGCGGCTGACGCCTGGGGAAATCCTCGGCGGCCGCGCGAAATCCATGGAAGACAGCGCGGCTGCATTTCCGATCCTGGGTGACATGATCCGGCGGCGCGGGCGCGAGGGTGTCGAGAGCTTGAACCGGGTCGCCTACGGCGAAACGCTTGACCCGCTCGGTGTGCGTTACCAGCGCATGTTCGACCGGGCCGCGCCGCGCCTCGGCAATGAGAGCGTGGATGAAATCTCCAACATCCTTGAGCGGCGCTATGAGACCGTGGTGCCGAAGATGTCGGCTCGGGTCGACCAGACGCTCATTGATGAAACCAAGGCGATTGCCGATGCACTGCCGGCCTCGGTGCGGCCTGAGTTCGTGGATGCGATCACACGGTATGTGGACCGGCTGCTCAACCCGGAGACGATGACGCTCACTGGCCGCGACCTGCAGCAGACGTTGCGTAGCCTGCGCGAGACGGCGCGGCGCTACCAGCGCAGCACGACGCAACCCTGGCATGCGGAGTTCGGTGAGGCGCTCGATGGCCTGCGTGAGGCGATCCAGTCGAGCATGACGCGCCACAGCGCCGGGCGGGATGTGACCGCATTCCGGAACATCAATGACGCCTATGCGCGCTATGTGCGCGTGCGGGACGCGGCGGGCCGTGTCGGCAGCGATGAGGGCGTGTTCAGCCCGGCGAACCTGCACAGCGCCGTCCGCGCCGCTGACAGCAGCGTCGGCAAGGGGCGGACGGCGCGCGGGCGGGCGCTCCTGCAAGACCTGTCGGGGCCGGCACGCTCGGTCATGAAGGCCAAGGGCGCGGGTTCGCCCACGGCTGAGCGCGTGGCGCTGTTCTCGCTGATCGCCAACCCAGCGCTCGCGCTGAAAGCCGCGACTGTCGGGCTTCCCGCAGCGGCGCTCTATACCCGCGCGGGCAACCGGATTTTCCAGCGTGCCGCGACTGCCGCACCAGGGCCGCGCGCTGCGATCCGGGCGCAGATCGAGGATATCGTTCGCCGCACTGCGCCCGGTGCTGGCTATGCATCCGAACACGAATTGATGGATTGACCAACGATGGCCACGACGCCGAACAAGGGCTATGAGCTGATTGTCACCGGTACCGAAGTTGATACCTGGGGCGACAAGCTCAATACTGATGTTTTCACTGTCATCGATACGAACCTTGGTGGCGTGGTCACGAAGTCGCTCACCAATGTTCAAGTCGATCTGGATGCCGATGAGAGCGAGAATCTGCGGCTCATCCTGAATGGCACGCTCACTGGTAATGTGCTCGTGACCACTCTTGCCATTGGCATGACGATCATCGAGAACAACTGCACAGGTAACTTCACGGTTACTTTTCAGAAAAACGGTGTTGGCACTCCCGTCACGATCCCGAACGGCACCAAGGCGCTTGTGGTCACCGGCGCGAGCGGTGACCCCGGCATCGTGGGCAACGACTTCCCGGCGGGAACGAGGCTGCTGTTCCAGCAGACCACGCCGCCGGCCGGGTGGTCGAAGGACACCACGCCTGGCCTCGACAACAGCGCGGTGCGGGTGGTCATCGGCACGGCGAGCAACGGCGGCTCGCTGGATTTCACTACGGCCATGGCTGATCGAGCGCTGAGCGGCACGGTGCAGGGCACCACACTCAGTGAATCGCAGATACCATCACATCACCACTTGAACGTGGCCAATGTTTCGGTATCAACAACGGCAATGCCGACAGCTAACGAATACATTGCCAGAAAAAATGATCTTGGAACTGACACTGACATTGGTGGTACGGGGACAGTTGCCACGGGTGCCCGTACCACAAGTACTGGTGGTGGACAGTCACACGCGCACGGTCTGACCATGACTAACTTGGATATGCGTGTGAAATACTATGATTATGTTGTAGGTCAGAAGCAATGACGCATAAGCCCGCACCCGCGCCAGGGCAAACCTGTCCGCTACGCCGCAAGGATGTCTCGAAGGTGTGCCCGAGCTGCGCTTGGTACACCCGCATCAACGGCACCCACCCTGCTACCGGTCAGCCGGTAAGCGAATGGATGTGCGCGGTTGAGGCGCTGGTGCTGACCGGCATCGAGAGCACCCGCACGGCGAATGTGAACGCTGCCACGACGCAGGAGCTGCGCAACGATCTGCAGCGCGAGCGCCAGGCGCAGACGCGTATCTTGGCGATGAAGCTCACCGGGCAGCCTCAGCAGAAATATCTCAACGGAAACGTGCCCCTAAGTCTTACTGACGACAGACAGGGTGAGGATTAGGCGCTAAAGTCTCGGCGTTAATCCTTTGAGGGTGTCACAATGGATGTTGAGCTGTTCGCTATTCAGCGGCGATTGAAAGAGCTTGGGCATGATCCAGGCACATTGGATGGGGTATGGGGCAAGGATACCCGCAGGGCTATTGCGGCGGCCCTGGGGATCAAGCCTCAGCCCGTGAAAAAGCGGCTGCCGGGTTCGGCGGTGGTCGAGGCCCCATGGTTCGATCTGGCGCGAGCGCAGATCGGTGTGAAGGAAGTGCCGGGCGCGGCGAGCAATCCGGCGGTGCTTGCCTTCTATGACGAGGCGGGCAACCCGCAGCCAAACGACAGCGTGCCGTGGTGCGCGGCGTTTGTCGGGGCGATGCTCCGGCGAGCCGGCTACAAGGGAACCGGCTCGCTCATGGCCCGTTCCTATCTGGACTGGGGTACGAAGCTCGACAAGCCACAGCGCGGCTGCATTGTCGTGTTCAAGCGGGGCGCTCCGCCGGCCGGGCACGTCGCTTTTGTTGACGAGTGGACCGCAACCACGGTTAGATGCGTTGGCGGCAATCAGTCCGACGCTGTGACCGTGGCGACCTATCCCCGCGTGAACGTGCTCGGCTATCGCTGGCCGTCTGAGGCGATCGCAGCATGATGGGGGCGCAAATGACAAATGGCCTGGCACCGCATGGGCAGCATGCCCCGGTGCAACCCGTAGCCGGCTATGCCGAGCTGCAGCCGGCGGTGACCATCAACCAGATTCAGCTTACCGGCCGGCAGATCATGGCGCTGGGCAGCGCGGTCATCGGGGCTATCATGAGCGCCTATGGCGCGGGCTGGCTGTTCATGCCGGCGAAAGATAGCGATCTGAAATCGCTGGTGCAGATCGTCACCACGATGCAGCAGCAGACCGATGCTAATCGGCAGGCGGTCGAGCGCCTGACGCTCGCGGTGGACAACCTCAGCGGCTTGGTGGAAGGGATCACACCCAAGCGCACCTTGACGCGACCACAGCGCTGAGGCATCATCGTCATGCCCCGATAATCGGGTTCATGATGTCAACCTCGCTGGTTTCTCCCTACGGAAACGCCGCCCTTCTGGCTGATCGGGCGGCGTTTTTGCATGAAAAAGCCGGGGACGCAACACCGGCCCCGGCTCATACTCGCACGCTACGCTTACGCTATCTCAGAACCGCAGGCTTTCCAGATCGGCCATGGCCGCGCCGGGATACCAGCTCGCCTTGAGCTTCACCCGCAGGGCATCGCTGTCTTCGAGGGCGTCGTTCAGCTCATCGTTCTCACGACCGGTGTTGCCGTCCACCTCGACGCTATCCCAGAAGAGATAGTCGAGTTCGAGCCCGAGAGCGAGCTGCGGGGCCACCAGCGTCTTGATGCCGCCGCCGACCACCCACGCGCCGACATCCATGTCATGCTCGCGCTCATCGAAGATACGGCTGTTGCCCACGGTCCAATTCTGCCAATCGTAGCCGACCTTGAAATAGATCAGCGTCGAGCGGCCAGCGAGCGCACCGATGTGGGCGCTGATCTGGGCATAGTCGTCCATGGTCAGCACATCACCGAACTGGCCGGCCTCGACGTTCACGTCAGACCAGGCAAACTCGCCCTCGATGCCGAACACGAAGCGACCGGTGGTGAAGTTGTAGCCGAGGTGACCACCGTAGACGAAGCCGTCCGCGTTGAGGCCGCTGTAGTCATCGCCGCTGTCCGGATCGGTGAAGGTGATGTCCGTAGCTTGTCCGCCAGCGGTAACGCCACCGTAAAGACCGCCGAAAGGGTTGCGTGTCGTCTCGGTCTGGACGCTCACGTCCTTGACGCTATTGCCGAGATCGGCTGCGTGTGATTGTGCCAGCGCTCCCATGAGCAGAGAGGCCAGGAAGATGATGAAAATGCGCATTCTATTCCCCCGTGTTTAGATTGGGTATGCCCGTCATAAACTGATTTGCGAGGTCACTGGTGACTTTTATGCAACGTGTATAGTGATCTCGCGTCCACGATGTGACTGAAGCTGTTGTCGATCTTTTCCGATATTGCTCTTACCCAATTCCCTCCGATTTTAACGTGAACGTGTACCTCATCACCATGTTTTACCAGGTGAATTGCTTGAACGCTTATGCCTGCAATTTCCGGCATTCGTGCTCGTACCTCGCCTGTTCTTCTTCCTCAAACATCTCGACATTGAGAAAGGCACGATCACACTTCCGACAGATGATTTGATATCGCCAGCGCGTGCGGACCGGATCATCTGCGAAATAAATTAGCACAAGGAAAGCGATTGATCCCATGAAATAGAGGAAACCGATCATTCGAGTTCCTTTGCTGCGGTCATAAGTTTCTTAACGACATCATCGAAGTCATCGAGACGCCATGAGACACGCTGTTTTACCTCTTCATCGAGGAAATCGGAGAGTGCTTGCTGCGCCTCTTCCAATGACATTCCGATGAAATCTTGAGGATCGATCTGGCTATGTTGCGGACGACTTCTGCCAGCATAACCATCCACGATTTCCCATGTCAGTTTGATCATGTCAGGATGTCCACGATTAGCGGCCAGCATCCGATGATCGCAATTACAGTAATTGCGATCATGATGATAACCCAATCCCAATCGATTGGGTGCTTTGGGTCTGGCGGTTCAGTCGTGCCAAACCACTCGTGATATCGCTGTTTCTCTTCCTCGGTCATGCCGCTTCCACCCCGTAAACATCGAATAGCGCACGTTCCAGCATGGTCTTGGTGACCGAGGCGAACGGCAGGATTTCGGCGGTGGGCGGCACCTCGATGACGCGCGGCTGCAGCCGCGCCAGCTCGGCCAGCAGCAGCGCACGGGTGTCCACCAGCTCGCGGCGCGCGCGGCGCAGCTCGGTCAGCAGCAGATAGCTCATCCCGCCGAGGATGAAATTGGACACCAGGCCGCCGACAACCAGAACGCTTATGAAAAGCATGGCTTAATCCTTCTGCATGCGCATCGCGCGCGCCAGGAACCGGCGGCGGTGCCATTCGTTCATGTCGATAGGGACCCTCATGTGCACGGGCGGCGTCACGTGCACCCGTGGGTTGCCCCAGTCCTCACCCCATCGATGGGTGACGCGATCCACCGAGCATGAGGTGCAATCACACCCTGCCGCGTGCTGATTCTTGATCCAGCGTGTGATGAACCAGCTTGTCACTTGCCTACGGATGTTGTCCATGAGCCACCACCCTTTCCACGCTTTTGACCAGCTCGACCATCGCTTTGCTGCCGCGCATTTCGGCAATCGCCTTGGCCAGTCTGCAGGCCTCATCGATTGCGCCGAGACGAACGCTGGTGTCCAGGGCAACCATGGTGAGGATCAGCCGATCGTGCTTACCGGTCATAGCACACTCCCTGCGACCACATCTTGCCCGGCTGCTTGAGGCAGGCGCGGCGTGCGATCTCGGGCTCTTTGATGCCCACCCAGACCAGGAACGCAAGCAGTGTGACCGCAACACCGGCCGCAATGCCGACAATCGCTTCCCTCATCGTCTTCCCCTTACCCAGAGCACCAGTAGGCCGACCAGAATGCCGCCGATCATCATCCAGGATACTGCATCGAGCCAAGCGGCCCGATACCAGGCGGCGTCATTGATCGCTTGCCACATCGGTTTTCGATTCCATGAATTGATAGATCAATGTGAGATCGATGATAACGGCTGCTTCATCAGGTCCAACGGGAACCGGTGCGTTATCCTCGCGCTTGCCCACGATCAGGAGTTGATCATCGTCAAGCGGATGAATAGTGGGGCATGAAAATCCCGTGGTGCATGCCATTTCACAGCGCTCCCTGTTTGTGTCGCCGGTTGAGCAGCTTCCACATCAGCTCCGCATGGGCATTTGCCACGGCTTGCTGGATGCGAGCGCTGATGTCATCCGCGATACCGTAAACTCCGGATGTTCCGCTGTGGCTGCCCAATTCATAACCGCGCTCGACCGCTTCGAGGACAGCCTCGAAGATTTCATGCGCAAGCTCTTCGGATATAGCACGATGAGCGCGAAATTGGTCTTTCTGCATATCCCGTCCCCCAATAGAAAAATGCTGGCGGCAAGGGGCGATGCACTAGCCAATCAAGCCACGCAATCACATGCGCGTCATGTTGTTCCATGCTGATTCCCCGGTGTGCCGTCTGGCCGCACCCATAGGAATGGCATGATTTCGCTGGCATGGTCAATAGCAAAATGATATTAAAATGCTATCGGAGGAATTTCTATGACAAAACGGATGGTTGCGCTCTATCTCGATGACGAAATCATAGAGCGCATCGATGTTCTGAAGGAGCAGCGCATCGATGTTCCTTCACGGAACGCACTGCTCACCGATTGGATTTTGCGGGCATGTGAAAGGGAGGAAGCTCGTGTTTCTCGAAATCGTGAAGGATCAAACGCAGGGGCGCGCACACCGCGCGGTGCGTCTCGCAAAAGGGCAGCGTGAGGATTGGGTGAGGCAGCGCTCGCTCGCGCGCCTGGGGTTCTCGGTCTATGCCACCGGCCGCGCTTACGTCACCATCGGCCGCCGGCACCGCGTCATTCCCCTGCCGCGCCTGGCGGTGTGGCCGCGCCTCTATAAGTGGATGGTGCGGGCATAAAAAATGCCCCCGGCTTTATGGGCTCGGGGGCATTAGTTTTCTCAGTCGTTAGATGCATGGGCAGGTCAATGGATGGGCAGGGGGGACACCCATCCGAGGGCAATCACGACACTGACATAAACAGCAGCGTCAGTAAACCAGAAATTGCCATGACACCCAAGCCGCCGATGAGCGCGCCTTGCATGCGATACCCCCACACCTCCCGGCGCTCGCGCGCCGCGCGGGTTTCATACCACGTCATGGCCACCCCGCTGCCGTGCCGATGATTTTCAGAATCGCGAAAATCACCATCCATGCCATGATGGCCGCGAACACCGTTGCGAAATCCCTCATTCCACGGGCTCGCGGGCGCTCGACCAGGGCTCGATGGGGCCGGCTGGTGTGATTGTCAGGGCGCGTGCCTGCGGGTGCTGCCAGCACCAGTCAGAGGCGCGCACGGGCGGCCAGATGCCTAGGGTGTTGAGGCGTGGCGGGCCGCCCGTGACCACGGGCGGAGCCGCGCCCACCACTTGCGGGGTGGGTGGTCCGAAGTGGCATGCACCCTGCCGGCCGGTGGCATCCGGCACATAGCATGGGCAGCTCTCACATGTCGGCTGTTGCATCGATCTCCCTCGACGGGATGCAGCTCGGGCACCTGCATCCCTGGATTTTGCTCGGGGGCGTGCCTACCCCGGTAACGAAGACATTGCGCACCGTGGCCTCGGAGATGCCCTCAGCCTTGGCCCGCTGGATGATCCAGAAGGCCATGCGCCGTGCCTGGCGATTGTGCAGGCGACAATCGCGGCCGATCACATCGGCCAGCTCAAAGAGGAGTTCGTTCATGTTTCCTTAAAAGTGAAATGACCATAGCTTTCATCGGCAACCCATGACAACCGGACATCATCCAGCCTCAACTTGCCAGCGAGGATAAACCACCGGCCGTTTTCCCACCGCCCCGCGTTGATGAAATCGCCGCGACGCTGGTGCACGATGGGAGGCCTACCCACTCCCTTGCGCTTGCGGATTTCCCGCAGCATCTCTCCCGTGTAACGCTCGCGCTTCATATTCACGGCGCTTTTCCAACGTTCGAACCACCGCAACATAAGGTGTGCTCCATTTGCTCTTGTACATGTAGCCGTCAAGCGACGTGCGCCATGGTGTTTTTGGCGTGCTGAGGTCAAGGAACAACCGCAGGCGTCCATCTCGGGACACCCAGGCTGTTTGCCCCCACTGCTTGAAATGAACGCCTGCGATCGTTGTCACCTCACCACCTCCGGAATCCAGCCCGAGCCCTTGCATGCTGGACATGTGACTGGTTTATCGGGCTCGCCGGGCTTTCGATATCCTGGAATGGTTCCCTGACCATTGCAGGCCTTGCATACGGGCATGCGCTTCCCTCCGTTCCTGAAACCCACACTGAGCCCGAGCCTTTGCATTGGGTGCATGTGACATAGGTTTTCCAACCATCATCCCATAGCGAACCCGCGCCTCGGCATGTCGGGCATTTGACCCAAGGCATCGATCACACCTCCGGTGTTGATGTGATGCAGCCGAGAAGTTTCGCTGCTTCCTTGATTCGTTCGATGGTCACCCCATCGGGAGGTGACAATCGTTGATCTATGTGGCGGCGCAGATCACCCCAGGCATTGCGAAGATTGAATTCAGCGAGCCATTCTTCCTTGCTGCGGTAGAATTGACCGCCATGTTCACCATATAGCGTGGCTTTGTTGACTCGGTTGCGTCCTCCGTCGATGGTTATCCACTTGCGACCGACCTTTTCAACGGTCGACCATTGCTCGTGTGACCGTCGACCACCCGGCACATAGAGCTTGTCGCCTTTCTTAATCATTGGTTTGGTTCGTTCCCTGTTCCGTGGCAGCGTGGGCACACGATTGATTGAACGGGCTCACCGTCCTTGGTGACGTTGACGCGCTTTCGCCCCTTGCACAGTTGGCACTGTTTCTTGGTCACGCTCTAGCTCCCTCCGATGACAAAATCGAGGACCGCCCAATGGCTTATCCCACTCAACCGTTGCCCAGTTTGATTCTGGATCGTATTTCATGAGCCGGCCGGTATTGGGACGCCCTCGCAGTTTTACGCGCTCACCTCGCTCCGGTAGTGTGGTCATCACATGTCCTTTCGGGTTTTCTCAACGATCTCTCGAAGCACGGATTTCCACTCTCGCCACGCGTCTGAGGCGTTATCATCCAGTTCAGAAACGTCCATCTCCCACCAATCCTCAATGGGGTGTGATTGGCAACCAATGGACATGTGCGTTTTCGTCCACACCACTGGCCAGTGTGCAACCTGCATGCTGCGAACCTCGCGCATGTTGCCAGTTGCCCAGCTCAGGTCTGCCCCGCTCAGGTCTACCCCGCTCAGGTTCGCCCCGCTCAGGTCTGCCCCGCCCAGGTTTGCCCAGCTCAGGTCTGCCCCGCCCAGGTTTGCCCAGCTCAGGTCTGCCCCGCCCAATTTTGCCCCGCGCAGGTTTGCCCCGCTCAGGTTTGCCCCGCCCAGGTTTGCCCCGCTCAGGTCTACCCCGCTCAGGTTCGCCCCGCGCAGGTCTGCCCCGCCCAATTTTGCCCCGCGCAGGTTTGCCCCGCTCAGGTTTGCCCCGCGAAGGTTTGCCCAGCTCAGGTCTGCCCCGCGCAGGTCTGCCCCG